ATTCATCGTCTCCCGTGAACTGGCTTTTGTCTTTTGACCACCAGTTTTCAAACTGTCGGTAGCTATCGTTCACTTCCCTCTCCCCCAAATAAAAAGGCCTGCGATTACCAGCAGGCCTGTTATTAGCTCAGTAATGTAGATGGTCATTCCTTCATCTCCCTTTCCATTTCATCAATGTCAACGTCATCAGGAAGATGGGAGCAATACGCCGCTATACCATGATGATTTATCTCATACCCTTTGAACGTTACCATCTGGCGCGTAATCTCAACTTCGTTCAGGAATCCGTCATCGCATAACTGCCTGGCTATTTTCGATTTGGTCTGGATTATTGGTAGTGCCTGTTCTTTCAAAGCGCATGATATTTGTGCATCCCATGCCTTTTCGAGAATGGCTAGTTGTTTTTTATTCATACGTCAGCCCCTTGTGCATATCGTCTGCCACGCGCAGCAGGTGCATTTGATGTTGTGCAAATCTGTCTGGCTTCATCCTGGTCACATGCAACAAAGTGTCCGTTACAGAACCGCTGGTAAACCGTACCAAGCGAGCCAAAACGGTTTTTCGTCACAATGATTTCAGCAAATGGCGCGGCGCTACTGTTCTCGTCATATACCGCTTCCCGATAGAGCATGATGATTGAGTCTGCGTCCTGTTCAATGCTTCCTGAATCACGCAAATCTGCGTTTGTCGGGCGTTTGTTTGGTCGCTTCTCAACATCGCGTGAAAGCTGACTCAGGGAGATAACTGGCGTTTTCAGGTCTTTCGCCATCGCCTTAAGGCTTCCTGAGATGTGAGCAATTGCGAGGTCGTTGCGATCTGCTTTCGGCTTCTCAATCAGGCCAAGATAATCCGCCATGATGAGTGACAGGTTTGGATTTTCCTGTTTGTGCCGTTCTGCGATTGAGCGAATTTCTTCGACCGATAACCGCGAGGCATCGACTACCCATACATCCAAATCTGCAAGCTGACTCATGCCGTTAGCAACGCGCGCCCAGCCTTCGTCATCCATCGATGCAGGATTTCGCAGTACGCTAACCGACATCCTCCCGGCGTTGGCAATGCTTCGCTCTGCAATCTGCAATGCGCTCATTTCCATCGAGAAAATCAACACTCCGCGCCGGACGTCAGAACCAGGAATAACGCGGCTTGCAACGCCTTCGGCAATCTTCAGCGCCAGCTCGGTTTTCCCCATACCAGGACGAGCAGCGATTATCACCAGGTCTTCTGCGTTCATCCCTCCGGTGATGGCGTCAAGTTCTTCGATTCCGGTCTTCAGGGTATCTGACTCTTCTCCGTTCCTCAGACGCCTGTCAAGCGTGTCAGTGTAGTCAGTGATGATTTCCCCTAACCGTACAGGTTTAACCTCGTCACGGGGCTTTCTGATGGCTGAAAGACGCTTTACAAGCTCGTCCATCGCCTGACTCGATGTATCGATGGTTCCTCTCTGAATTGGTTCACGCATTTCATCCATGATTTCCAGCACCAGACGGCGGTGATAGTTATCCGCGACCATTCCGGCATATCCCTTCAGGTTTGCGGCACTCGGGCAGTTCTTACTGGTCATCAGGATTGACGTGAAATGCTCCTCTCCGCACGCCTCGGCAACCATCAGCGCGTCGATTAGGTTTCTGTTTCTCGCCTGCTTGCGGATAACCTCGAAGGCTTTCCGGTAGAGCGGAATTGAAAACGCTTCCGGCTCCAGCGTTGCCAGAACGTCGCTGGCGGTTGGTGTTAATCCACCAATCAGCAAGCCACCGATAACGCTCGCTTCGATATCCTGTTTCATGCAATCCCCCTGTCTGCAAACTTCCCTTCCCGTACTCCCGTTAACGAATCTTCCCTCAGCAGGTAATCAAAATCTGCCGTCCAGCCCGTGTCGTTGTCTCCGAAGTAAAACGGCTTGGCCTGATGCACAAACGCCCTGACATACGCTCTGAAACCGTCCACGTTTGGCGTTTTCAGTTGCGGGATGATTTTCTTCAGGCGGCGTTTGCGTTTCTCGTTGACCGCAACAGCGTGTGGAAGTCTGTCACCGACTTCGGTGTTGTAGGCGTTCAGGAAGGATTCGTAGTCGATTCGTTCTGCCTTTCGACGTTCAGGTTTAACCTGCCCATCGCCTCCCCCATTGGGGGGTAGGGGGGTATTATTTATATTCTTGTTAATACCTTCTTGTTCATGATGTGCGGTTGTTTGTGCGGCTTCATGTGCGCTTTCATGTGCGGCATGCACTCTGAAAGCCGCGCCATTGCTGGCTTCGTCATGTGCGGCATCATGTGCGGTTGTTTGTGCGGCTTCATGTGCGGGTGAATCGTCCATTTTTTGAGCATATTCATGGTAATTTGTGATGGTAATCACACGACCTTTTTGCTTCTCTCCATCAATGGTGATCATCCCCTCTTTCACAAAAACCTGAAGCATCCGCTCAACCTGATCACGGCTTGCTGGCTTGCCATGCCTGTCGCATAACTGAAGACCTAAATCAGCTGCTGTCACAACCAGTTGACCGGGTTGCAGATGCCATTCATGACCTTTGAAATTCGCTTTGTATGGCTTTCTGGCGGCATTCAGGAGAAGGTTTTCCCACAGGGTGCGAAGATAAACATCTTTCGCCCATGACTGTTTCAGAATGCTCCGGTACAACGGAATGTAACCAGTTTTCTGGTTCTCCATCCTGTTGCTCCTGCGCTCGTGTGCGGCGCTGAAATCGTAGATTTTTGCTGTATTGCTCATAACTACCTGCCTTGACGAAAGACCTTAAGAACATCGTTAAACTGACTTACGGATATGTCTTCTTTGAGCAGCTTTTCCAGAAATGCATTTGGAATGAACGTATATCCCTCCTCTTTTGGTAGAGACGGGAGCAACGCCCTCGCCTCAGCCTTCAGAAGCTCAGTTCTGGCAACTTTCACAAAAGAGATTTGAGTTCTTTCATCAATGGAACGAAGGAAGCGCAAACGCTTAGCTTCTTTGTGTGTATCAGGTGGATTAAAGCCTTTGTTTCGCATATAATTACCTCGTTGGATGTTGTTAAAATTCCATTTGTATTTGTTCAGAACGCTCGGTTGCCGCCGGGCGTTTTTTATTGGTGAGAATCGCAGCAACTTGTCGCGCCAATCGAGCCATGTCGTCGTCAACGACACCCCATTCAAGAACAGCAAGCAGCATTGAGAACTTTGGAATCCAGTCCCTCTTCCACCTGCTGATCTGCGACTTATCAACTCCCACAGCTTCCGCTGTCTTCTCAGTTCCAAGCATTGCGATTTTGTTAAGCAACGCACTCTCGATTCGTAGAGCCTCGTTGCGTTTGTTTGCACGAACCATATGTAAGTATTTCCTTAGATAACAATTGATTGAATGTATGCAAATAAATGCATACACCATAGGTGTGGTTTAATTTGATGCCCTTTTTCAGGGCTGGAATGTGTAAGAGCGGGAATGTCTTAAGCGGCTTTGTGTTCCGGAGGGAACACGTCATCAAGACTGACTTTTGCGCCTAACTTGTTTAGGCATGCAACAAGAGCGCGGCATGTTTTAAGGTCTGGGAAGCGACGACCAGATTCCCAATGTCCGATAGCTCCCTGTGTGCATCCAACTGCCTTAGCAAGTGTTGTTTGAGAGATATTCAGTGACTCTCGATATTTTCGTAGGTTGCTCATATGCCCTCCATAGTAACCATGAAACAATAATACGATATGTACTTTTAGAATACAAACAAAAAATACATCTTGTGCATGGATGGTTTTAGTACAGAGCGTAATAATAAGGATATGAAAATGAAATGGTATGAACTGGCTAGATCCAGAATGAAAGAGCTCGGCATAACTCAAGAGAAGTTAGCTGAAGAGCTTGGTATGACGCAGGGTGGAATTGGTCACTGGTTGCGCGGATCTCGTCATCCATCTCTTGACGAGATTGGTGTGGTGTTTAAATACCTTGGTATTGATAACGTCTCATTCAACCACGACGGTACATTTTCACCTGTTGGCGAATACTCATCTGCCCCCGTTAAAAAACAATATGAGTACCCTGTTTTTTCTCATGTTCAGGCCGGGATGTTCTCGCCTGAGCTTAGAACCTTTACCAAAGGTGATGCGGAGAGATGGGTCAGCACAACCAAAAAAGCCAGTGATTGTGCGTTCTGGCTTGAAGTTGAAGGTAATTCCATGACCGCGCCAACAGGATCCAAGCCAAGCTTTCCTGACGGGATGTTAATTCTCGTTGACCCTGAGCAGGCTGTTGAGCCAGGTGATTTCTGCATAGCCAGACTTGGTGGTGACGAGTTTACCTTCAAGAAACTGATCAGGGATAGCGGTCAGGTGTTCCTACAGCCACTAAACCCGCAATATCCAATGATTCCATGCAATGATAGCTGTTCCGTAGTAGGGAAAGTTATCGCCAGCCAGTGGCCTGAAGAGACATTTAGTTAACAGCCTCACAACTCTAAAACACACAACAATAACCCGACCTTAGCGTCGGGTTTTCTTTTTCCAAAATATAAACCCATTAAATACAAAGCGTTATAAAAAACTAATTATATTTAGAACATTTTGTATTGACCCAATAAAGTACAAATCGTACTATTTAGCCATCAGCAGGACGTACTAACCACCATGAAGGTGAGGCTCTTAAAAATTAAGCCCTGAAGAAGGGCAGCATTCAAAGCAGAATGAACCGCCCCGGAAATCCTGGAGACTAAACTCCCTGAGAAAGAGGTAAACAGGATGACTAAAAATACACGTTTTTCCCCCGAGGTCCGTCAACGGGCAGTTCGTATGGTTCTGGAAAGTCAGGGCGAATATGACTCACAATGGGCGGCAATTTGTTCCATTGCCCCAAAGATTGGCTGTACACCAGAGACTCTGCGTGTGTGGGTTCGTCAGCATGAGCGGGATACCGGGAGTGGTGATGGTGGACTCACCACCGCTGAACGTCAGCGTCTGAAAGAGCTGGAACGTGAAAATCGTGAACTGCGCCGCAGTAACGATATCCTTCGCCAGGCTTCCGCTTATTTTGCGAAGGCGGAGTTCGACCGCCTCTGGAAAAAATGA